CAAACTCTTATTGGCCAATTTGGTCAAATAGAATACCAAGTACAGTTGTTGGAGTTACAAAAAGACCAATTAGTGGAAACTATGGGTGAGTTGCAAAAAGAAGAAACAAAAATTGGACAAGAATTAACACAAAAATATGGGAACGGAACTGTCGATTTAGAGTCAGGAACGTTTACAAAAACGGAATAAAATATTTTAACAATATATCAAAATGGCAGAACAAATAGTATCACCTGGAGTATTTACAAGAGAAAACGACCAGTCATTTATAACCCAACAACCTGTAGAAGCAGGAGCCGCAATTGTAGGCCCTGCTGTTAAAGGTCCTGTTGAAATCCCTACTTTAGTCACTTCTTATAGTGAATATGTAAATAAATTTGGTTCTACTTTTGTAAGTGGAGGTCAAGTATATTCTTACTTAACAAATAATTCAGCATATAATTACTTCCAAAATGGTGGTAATACTTTGTTAGTAACAAGAGTTACAACAGGTTCATTTACATCTGCTACTGCTTCTATTGCTAATGGAACCGTTACTGGAGATTTAGCAACTGGAGTATCGATATCATCATCACTTTCGGGAATTAATGACGATTATAATGCTGGTACTTTAACTGCTATTACAGCCTCCTCTACAAATGGATCAGGTGTTAATGCTACTTTTAATTTTACCTTTGCAGGTGGAGCAGGTGCTTCTGGAGTTACAGCAGCTACAGTAGCAACAGGAGGAAGTGGTTTTGCTGTTGGAGATACGATTACGTTCTTAGCTGCTGAATTAAATGACGCTATTGGATCTGGTACAGGTACTGGAAACTTAGTAATAACCTTAGCTGCAGGTGATGTAGCTGCTGAACCCGCAAGTACCCAAGCTTTTAAATTAAAAACTATTTCTCAGGGTACTATTATGAATAGTAATGGTACTTTAGGAAGTCAGGGTCAGCTATCAACTGGTACAGAAGATAATATTAGATGGGAAATCTCGTTTGCAGATACCGGATCAGGTACATTTAATCTTTTAATTAGACGAGGTGATGATTTAACTAATGATAAAATAGTATTAGAAACATACGCTGGTGTATCACTTGATCCTTTCCAAGATAATTATATTTCTAAAGTAATAGGTGATACTAACCAAACTTTAGTAACAGATGCTGATGGAAATAAGTATCTTGAAGTAACAGGTTCATATGCTAATAAAAGTAATTATGTTTACGTAGATGAAGTATTAACCCCAACTCCAAACTTCTTTAATAATGTAGGTACTGCAGCTACTGATGCTTACCAAGAATCCATCCCAGTTGTAGCAAGTGGTTCATTTGCGGGTGCTACAGGAGCACTTACTGGATCTGAAGCAGCTTTATTTAATGAAAAAATTAGCACTAATACACAAGGATTAAGAGCTGAAGATTATAGTGATGCGTTTAATTTGTTAACTAACAACGACGAATATCAATACAACGTAATTACTGCCCCTGGATTAATCCACGGTGTATCAGCACATACTAGCGCATTAAACACTTTAATAACTAATACTCAAAACAGAGGTGATGCAATTGCAGTAATAGACCTTTCAGCTTATAATGCTACTATAACAGGTACTACTAACCAAGCATCCGCTATTAATTCAAGTTATGCTGCTGCATACTGGCCTTGGTGTCAAGTTATTAATCCTGATACAGGAAAAATAAATTGGGTACCTGCTTCAACATTGATCCCAGGTGTTTACACCTTTACAGATAATGCTGCTGAACCATGGTTCGCACCAGCAGGTATTAATAGAGGTGGATTAGACACAGTAATTAGACCAGAAAGAAAATTACAAAGATCTCAACGAGATACTTTATATGAAAGTAATGTTAATCCAATTGCTAATTTCCCTGCAACAGGAACAGTAGTATTTGGTCAGAAAACATTACAAAAGAAAGCATCGGCACTTGATCGTGTAAATGTTAGAAGGTTATTAATTGCACTTAAGGGCTTTATTGGACAAGTTGCTAACAATTTAGTATTTGAACAAAATACAATAGCAACAAGAAATAATTTCTTAGCTCAAGTAAATCCATATCTTGAAAGTGTACAACAAAGACAAGGTATTTTTGCCTTTAAGGTAATAATGGATGATTCAAATAATACTCCTGATGTAATTGACAGAAATCAGATGGTAGGCCAAATATTCTTACAGCCAACTAGAACAGCAGAATTTATAATTCTCGATTTCAACGTATTGCCAACAGGAGCTGAGTTTCCAGAATAATAAAAATTAAGAACTGTAATATTTATAATAAAACACGACAATGGCAGTATTAGATCCCAACGAAATATTTTTCACCCCATTTGAACCAAAACAACAAAATAGATTTGTTTTGTATGTAGATGGATTCCCCGCTTACCTTATTAAAGGATTAGGAGCAGTAAACGTTTCTCAAGGAACAATACCTTTAAATCACATCAATATCCAAAGATATGTTAAAGGTAAAACTACTTGGGGTACTATAGCATTAACATTATTTGATGCTATTACTCCTTCTGGAGCACAATCGGTAATGGAATGGGTAAGATTGCATCACGAATCAGTAACAGGTAGAGATGGCTACTCAGATTTCTATAAGAAAGATTTAACAGTAAACGTTTTAGGTCCCGTTGGTGATGTAGTTTCAGAATGGGTTATTAAAGGTGCTTTAATTACTGAAGCTACTTTTGGTGATTACAATTATGATGCTGAGGGTGCTGTTGAAATTTCAATGACAGTACAACCCGATTACTGCGTGTTAAACTTCTAATACAAGTCAAATATTATAAAAAGAAAGGCGTACTTCGGTACGCCTTCCTTATTTTCTATATATTTATATCAAACAAATAGTTATTTATAATGGCACTCGATAATCTAAAGTTACCTACAGAAACAGTAGAATTACCTTCAAAAGGTCTTCTTTACCCTAAAGACAATCCCCTTTCTTCTGGAACAATTGAAATGAAGTATATGACTGCTAAGGAAGAAGATATTCTAACCAATTCAGCTTATCTTAAAAATGGAACGGTGATTGATAAACTCCTCCAATCCCTAATAGTTTCAGACATTAAGTATGATGATTTATTAATAGGAGATAAAAATGCAGTTTTAATAGCAGCTCGTATTTTAGGGTATGGTAAAGATTATGAATTTACTATTGGTGAAGATACTCATGTAGTAGATTTAACTAAACTCGAAAATAAAGAAATAGACGAATCTTTATTTACCTCTGGTAAAAATGAGTTTAATTATACTTTACCTCATACAAATACAGATATTACTTTTAAATTATTATCTCATGGTGATGAGAAAAAAATCCAAAAAGAACTTGCAGGTATTAAAAAAATAAGTAAATCTAATCCTGAAGGATCTACTCGGTTAAAATACATTATTACTTCTGTAGGAGAAAGTAGAGAACCTAAGGATATAAGAGAATTTGTAGATACCTACTTGCTAGCTAAGGATGCTAGAGCCTTTAGAAAACATGTTATTGAATTTCAACCTGATGTTGATTTAACTTTTTTTCCCGATAATGAAGGAGAGGCTCTCCCCATCCCAATTGGTGTCCGCTTTTTTTACCCTGACTTCGAGTAACGCAGCTTACTTAAGAAAATCTACATTTACTCAAATACATGAAATAGTATTTCATGGTCAAGGAGGTTATGATTGGGAAACTGTTTATAGCATGCCTTTATGGCTTCGTCGATTTACTTTCGAACAGATTAAAGATTTTTATAATCAAAAATCTAAAAAAGAACAAGCCTCCCAACCTAAAATACCAGGTCAAACTACTGTAATAGATTCATCTGGAAAAATTAAATCACGTGAACATCTAAAACGTCCCACATATCGATAAAACTTTATTTTTAAATATTTATTGACATGGCAACACCTGAAGAATTAAGGCAAAATCTTAGTGACATAAGAGAAGAATTTGTTATATTAGATGATTCTATTAAAAATATAGGTAAGAGCTTATCTGATGATATTGGTGAGCAAATTAATTCGTTAATCCCCTCAATTCAAAAAGTAGCTGGTTCTTTTCAAAAAGATTTAACTAAAGGAATAGATACCGCTAATAAGTCTTTAGATAACCAAGATAGTATAATTAATAAAATTAATAAAGGCCAGGATGCTACTAAGGATATAGAAAAAGAAATAGCAAAAATAGAACAACAAAGAGCTATTATTGCTCGTAAAGCTGAAGTTTTAAAAAGAAATGGAGTTAAGATTAATGAAGAACAATACCAAGCTCTTGTAAACAATTTAGATATCCAACAAGAAATACTTGCTACTATAGATGAACAAAATGATGAAGTTCAAAATTCTGTAGGCATAACGGGTAATTTAATTGAAAGTTTAGGAGGAGTTCTCCAACAATTTGGAGCTAGTGAAAAAGTTGCTGGCATATTTACTAAATCCATTCAATCTGCTAGAGTAGAAGGTGGTAATCTTGCAACTCAAATAAAAAATGTAGGTAGTAATTTTACTGCATCTATAAAGCCCCAAGATATAGGTTTAGCTCTTATAAAACTATCATTAAATGCTTTTAAACAAATAGATACTAGGGTAGCAAGTTTTAGAAAAAATTTAGGATTAAGCGCAGGAGCAGCTTTAGATTTAAATGATAAACTAGCTAAGACTGCTATAACTAGCAACACTATAGGAGTTAATGTTGATACCCTTAGTAAATCCGTTAATGACCTAAACTCAGCATTAGGTGACACTGCTATAGTATTTGATCAAGATTTACTAGTGTCTGCTACAGTTTTAAGAGAAAGATTTAACATGTCTGAAGAAGCTTTAGCTAATGTTACTAAACAATCTTTAGCTACAGGTCGTTCTTTAGAAAGTATAAAAGATGAACAATTAGCTTCATTAGTAGCTGCTGAAAAAACATTACAAGTTAATTTAAACACAAATGCTGCTTTAGATAAAGCCAATAAAATATCAGGAGCCTTAAGATTAAACTTAGAAAAAGCCCCTGGAGGTTTAGTTAAAGCTGTAGCTCAAGCCACTGCTTTAGGTTTAGAAGTAGAACAAACTGCTAAAATGGCTGGAAAATTACTTGATTTTGAATCAAGTATTGAAGCCGAAATGCAAGCTGAACTTTTAACTGGTAAACAACTTAATCTTGAACAAGCTAGATCATTAGCACTACAGGGAGATACAGCAGGAGCCGCTGCCGAAATAGCTAAACAAGTAGGTAGTGCTGCTGAATTCCAAGCTATGAATGTAATTCAACAACAAGCTTTAGCTGAAGCCGCTGGATTAACTACTGATGAATTAGCTAACTCCCTTAGAACTCAAGAAAGCATATCATCTGAAGCAGATAAATTTACAGAACGAACTGCCGAAGGAGCAGAAGAAGCAGCAACAGCATTATCCGCTCAAGAAAAATTAGCAGGGGCTGTTGAAAAATTAGCAGGACTACTTCAATTTGGTGCAGCTGCAGCCGCTGCTTTAGCAGTGGGTCTTACCCTAGCATTAGTCCCAGGAGCAGGATTAGCTGCAGCAGCTGCAGGCGTAGCAGCAGGGGTAATAGCTTACAAAGGACTTGATGCTCTTTTGGGAGATGATATTATCTCCCCTGCACAAGAAGGATCGGGGTACGGTAAACGTACTTTATTTGGCCCCGAAGGAGCAATTGCTTTAAATAATAAAGATACTATAGTAGCAGGTACTGACCTAAAAATGGCTGATGATATGATCTCACCAGGTCAAACTATAACTGAGACTATTACGGATAACAGTAAAATTATTACAAATAATAATGAAACTGTTACAAATAATAATAATAATACTGAAAATTCATCTGCTTCAATAAACATAACTCCATTAGTAGAAAAAATGGATCAAATGACAACGGTTTTAAATGCAATTCTTTCTAAAGAAGGTACAGTTACTTTAGATGGTACAAAAGTAGGAACAGCTTTAACAGTAGGATCTTACAAATTACAATAATTTAATATTTATAATAAAATAACAACTATGTCAATTTTAAATTCCTTTAAAACCAACGGCTCTATTTTCTCAAATTTAAATGGTCAACAAGGCCCTCAACCTAATTTTGATCAATCTAAATTACATGATGAATACTCTATAAATGGTAATCCATTTGTAAAACAAAAGCCATCCCCCTCTACATTAAGCTTAAAAGGTATTACACCTCCTAATGCTTATAAAAATAATACTCCTGAAGGTAGATCATTCTAATAAATGCCTTTAATAGACCTTAAAACTGATCTAAAATCCCTTAGTTATGGGAATGATAGAGCTGGAGGGGGAAGTAGTAGAGAACCTTTTATTACAACCCCAATTCCGGATGAACTCCCTAACAATTCAATTGATGTTATATTAAGAGATGGATCTATAGTAAGAGGAGCCCAAGATACATCTAGGCTAACCCAATTATTTACTACAGCAAAAGGTCTTAAATTTATAACTAATACTAATCTACTTTCTCGAACTTCAGTAAAAACTGAAGCTACTAGTGGTCCTGCTTATGCTGGGGGTACTCTTAATCAGGGAGTATACACTCCTACATCAACACTAGCTCAAGCTGCTATTACCTATTCAGGTACTCATTTAAATTTATTAGGTTTAGATCCATCATCTCCAATAGCAGGTGTAGTTGAAGGAGGTTTATTTCGAGGAGGAGGTCTTATCAGATATGAACAAGTTGTTAGAGACGAAAACAATCAATTAGGAGATAGTAGCAATAATAGATTAGTATCTTTATATGATACTAAAATTTTAGGTAATTTTTTTCCTAAAAATTCTTTAGTTGCTCTTAGTGATCTTAATATACTATCTTATAGTGGAGGTCCAGGAGCAGTATTAGGCATAGGTAAAACTACCATTAAAAGAACAACTAATACTACAGGTATAAATGAATATGGTTTTAATGTTAAAGATTTTTTAGATTCTTCTGTTGCTGGGGTATCATCAGCTAAAACTTATTTTAATAACAACTATTCTTCTCCTCTTAAAATAACAGATTCATTTACTGATCCTACTGGAGTAAATATTTTACCTAAAATTTCTAGTGGTACATATAATGAAAATTTTCCTCGAGGTGTAGTTAGTAATAATGAAATTGTAACTCTTAAAACTGCTTATACAAAGCCTGATGGAAATAAACTTGAGTATGTTGCCCCAAACCAAACTCGAACTTATAAGGCTGATCCTAATTTTATACGTAGTAAATATGGTAATTTAGGATCACCTACAAGTGGAAGCAGACAATATACTTACACTGGAGATAAATTTAGTGCTACTAATACTAATAAATTAAATACTTCTTTTACGGATGCCGCACCTGTAGATGATCAATTATTTAAATTTTTCCTTAATTTAATAGACCCTCAATCCCCAGGAGCTAATAATTACTTATATTGGCAAGCTTATGTAGATAATTTTTCAGATAATGTAAATGCTCAATATGATTCATTTACTTACACAGGTAGAGGTTATCCTTCATATAGATATAAGGGATTTACTAGGGCTATTAGTTTAGATTTTACTATCGTAGCTGAACGACCGGGTCAAATAATTCCTATTTATACTAAATTAAACACATTAATTCAAAATTTAGCACCTAACTACGGTAATAGTGGTTATATACGTGGGAATTTTGCTAGATTAACATTTGGAGATTATCTTGATGACGTTCCGGGAATTATTAATGGCTTTACAATAAACCCAATATTTGAAGCAGGATTTGATACAGGAATTAGTGCAGCAGACGGTACTTCTCTCACTTCTACTTCCGATCTTCTTTCGGCTTTAGAAGACAATAATATTAACCAGGCTACTATTGATCAAATTAATCAATCAAAAGCATCATCAGGTAAACAACTTCCTAAAGCAATAAAAATAAGTGGATTCAACTTTACTCCAATTACTAGTAATGATAGTAAATTAGTAAGTGATGAAAGTAGATTTATTTCATACTAATGGACAGATATAATAACATACCAATATTTCGTACCCCTGTAGGAAAAAGATATAGGGCTAATGTAAAATACCCCCAAATACCTTTTAGTGATAATGATTTTTATGTTGCTGCTGAAGAAGGAGATAGGTATGATTTGTTAGCATTTAAATATTATGGTGATAGCACCCTGTGGTGGATAATATCTTCTGCTAACCCTAGATTTAAACCTAACAGTCTTTACCCTGTATTGGGTCACCAACTTAGAATCCCCTCAAATATTTCAGATATTATAGAAGCATATAAAATTTTAAATAAATAAGTTATGGGAAAAGTTATAGGAGAAGTTTTTGATCCTTTTGTACAGAAACAAATTGCTGTTAGACAGGAAAAATTAGGTACTACTACCTATGACACTGACCTTATTACATACACTACAAGTAAAGATAGTTGGTTAAGACTTACATCGGGAGTTGATATAGATGAAGATAAACTCTCAACTATCCCAGGTACCCCAATTGGAGACGGTGGGATCCCTGCTGCATCAGGATTAGCAGAAAGGTATGTTTTATTTGGAGGGGCTAATAATATTACTAAATCATCTAAGCCTAAAGGAGGTATTGTAAGTGATTATACCAATTCAGTATTAGCTAATGCTTCATACGGCTTTGATTCCTCAGCAGAATATGGTTTAACTCCCTTACCTGGAGTAACTTCTTTTAATATAAAACCAAAAAATAATGGTTCATTAATAGAAGGTGAAGTAAAAATTAAATGTTATAACGTCCAACAATTTAATCATATTGAATCCCTTTATTTAAGATTAGGGTATACTTTATTATTAGAATGGGGACATACAGTATATTATCAAAATAATGGAAAATTAAATAGTAATATTACTAATAATATAGACACAGTATATAAAAATTTCCTTAAGGGTACCTCTGATAGTGATAATGATCCTCAAACTTTTACTTTAAATGCCATAAAACAAGCAAGAGTAGATTCTTCAGGTAATTATGATGCTATGATAGGAAGAGTTCTCAATTATAATTGGGATGTATCTCCTGAAGGAGAATATAACATAACAGTAAAAGTACTTTCCCCTGGAGATGTAATTGAATCTCTTTCAGTTAGCGCAGTGCTCCCAGGCCCTGAACTTGTTGAGGACTCTGGAGAAGAAGATACTTCAGGTATAGAAAATAAAATTGAATCTACAGCAATAGGAAGAATATTAACTGGATTTAAAATTGCTTTAGATGGCAGTCCTAAATGGTTTCAAAGAAGTACACAAACTGTGGGTGATGTAACAGTCTTAGGAACTATTATACAAGATACTTACAGAAATTTTGGTCAATTTGGTATAGGATCATATTTTAATCAGTCTCTCACTAATGCACGGATAAAAAAGGCTGCTAAATTAGAAGATTTAATTCCGTATGATGATGATGTTCCCGAAGCAGTAGGTCCTTCTAATTTAAATGAATCTATTCCCTTTAAAGAATTAATTAAAATACAAGGAGAAAAAAATGAACCACAATATTATATTAAATTTGGGGCTTTACTAAGAATAATTCAAAATTTTCTTTTATTATATAATACTTCTGATACTACTAATAGCCCTATAGTAGGAATTGATTGGAAATACGATAATAAATGTTTTATCCCTGTTGAAAATCTATTTTCATCTGATCCTCGTATATGTCAAATTCCTTCTAATTTTAAAAATACTAAACCTCCTGCAAAAGATGCTTTTAAATTTAGCGATACCTTTACAAGATTAAATTCAATTTTAGGAACTGATTTTCTTCCTTCAACCACAGCTATAAATCAAAATGAGTATAGCTTTATGCATATTCATTTAAACATAAATATGGTTTTAAACATTCTTGAGAATAATATAAATAGCAGTGGAAATTTAGCTTTAATTGATTTTTTAATAGCATTATGTAATCAAATAAATTCTTCTTTAAGTAGTACTACTGAGCTTGCTCCTTTTGTAGATACCGATGATAACATTTTATATATTGTTAATAAAAGAAATTCTGATCCAATTATCCCACCTGAAAAAAGAGCTGAACCTTCAAAATTTCAAATAGGATTCCTTCACAGTGGAAAAAACTCCGAGGGGCAACCCTTACCAGATAGTATTTCTGCTATTAAAGAAGGAAGTTTTGTAAAATCATTTTCAATTAATTCAACAATCCCTCCTAATTTTGCAACACAAATAGCAATTGGAGCTCAAGCTAATAACACTAGTGTAGATTCAAATAGCTTTGCACTTTCTAATTGGAATAAAGGTTATACTGATAGAATAGTTTTAGAAAAAAGCACATCTGAAAATACTAAAACTGCTGCTGAAGAAGCAGCAGAAGCCGATAAAGTAGATAAGTACAAAAATACTGAAAAAAATGCAAAATTAGCAGCATTTCAAAATGCACTTTTTAGATATGATGATTCTCTTTTTAAACTAAGCACAGATGTTAATAACTTTTTTAAAATTAAATCCTCGGATAATATTAAGAAAAAAAAGACCGCAGGAGGTGTACAATATACTTCTCCTTTTCTTATTCCTATTTCATTATCTCTCAGCCTAGATGGTCTTTCGGGCATGAAAATTTTCCAAAAATATACTATTACGGATGAATTTTTACCCCAAAGTTACAGAGATAACATTGAATTTATTATTAAAAGTATAAATCATACTATTGACGACAATGGGTGGACAACTAATGTTGAGGGCCAATTTATGCCTAAACCTCAACCAGTTATATCTCCTGAAACCACAGAGTAAATTAGTTTAATTTATATTTATTAATATGCCATATATTCCTAAAAGTAGAATCCAACCTAATTTATATACTGCTGGAAAAGATTATGTAATTCAGAGCACTTTAAAACCTTATGTAGGATATTTTTATAGAACTTACACAGGTGAAGTATTTACTGGAAAAAATCCTGATGATAAACCTAATAGATTATTGATCCCACCCCCATCTCTTCCTCAGGCAAATCAAACTCAAGTTTTTATTAAGGACGATATAAAAAATCAAAATTATAAAACATTAAAAGGAGTTGAAGGTAATAATATACGAAATACTCCCCAATTATTTTTTACCCAACCAACTGAATCGGATTATCAGTTAGGTGAATTTAGAAGATATTTTTGTAAAAAAAGAAATGAATCTATATTTTTAGAAATATCCCAATCAGACTATAATAATTTATTACAACAATCCTCTACTATAGACTATGAATTTTGGGCTCCTTTTAATCTTCCTTGGACATTGGTTGGAGACCCAAAAAAAGTATTTGATATTAACCGTAATATAGTTCTTTTGAAAGAAAAAAATGAAAAATACTACGGTTTAGGAAAATACCTTCAAGAAAGGTATTTAAGGTACCATAGACCTTGAATATTTATAATGAAGAACCACTAGTTTATGGCACAAAAATTTATTATAGATAGAAACCTAGGAGCATTTTGTATTCCTTACAAATTGTCAAGCACCTCTACGGTCCCGGTTTCTGGAAGAATAAGTTTATATAATAGTCTAAAAGTAGCTAACGTTAGTAGAATTGATATAAACAAATCAGATCTATCTCAAAACGATTTATCGAATTATTTAAAAGACAGTAGTAAGGGCACTATAACAATATATAGTAAAGAATTTCCTACTAGCTATGCAGTATTTCCTTACTCATCAGTAACTGAACAATCTACTTACATAACATTTACTCTTTCTTCAGGAGCAATTGCAAAATCTGAAAACATTCCTTTTTCTGTAGAGGAAGAAATATGTTTGTTATTGGATTATAATGATGGAGCTGGTGGTAGTGCAGGTTCTTCTGGAACTTCGGGTGCAGCCGGTACTTCAGGTACATCAGGTGTAAATGGTACAAATGGTACAAATGGCACTTCGGGTACAAATGGTGCCTCAGGTACAAATGGCACTTCAGGTACAGATGGTGCACCAGGTTCATCAGGTACTTCAGGTACAAATGGTACCTCAGGCACAAGTTCTACAGGTACAGATGGCACTTCAGGTACAGACGGCACCTCAGGTACAGACGGCACCTCAGGTACAGACGGTACCTCAGGTACAGACGGTACCTCAGGTACAGACGGTACTTCAGGTACAGACGGCACTTCAGGCACTAATGGCACTTCAGGTACAGATGGTACTAGTGGTACAGACGGTACCTCAGGTACAGATGGCACTTCAGGTACAGATGGTACTAGTGGTACAGACGGCACCTCAGGCACAAATGGTACCAGTGGTACAGACGGCACTTCAGGCACCGATGGTACTAGTGGTACAAATGGTACCTCAGGTACAGACGGTACTTCAGGTACAGACGGTACTTCAGGTACAAATGGCACTTCAGGTACCGATGGTACTTCAGGTACAGATGGTACCAGTGGTACTTCAGGCACCGATGGTACTTCAGGTACAGACGGCACTTCAGGTACAGATGGCACTTCAGGTACAGATGGTACTAGTGGTACAGACGGCACCTCAGGCACAAATGGTACCAGTGGTACAGACGGTACTTCAGGAACAGATGGTACCAGTGGTACAAATGGTACCTCAGGTACAGACGGTACTTCAGGTACAGATGGTACCTCAGGCACAGATGGTACCAGTGGCACAGATGGTACCTCAGGTACAGACGGCACTTCAGGCACCGATGGTACTAGTGGTACAAATGGTACCTCAGGTACAGACGGTACTTCAGGTACAGACGGTACTTCAGGTACAAATGGCACTTCAGGTAC